GGGTAGATGGTAGTGGAGACACAAAGATTGACCTGTTTCCTGTTCCTGATGGCGTGTATACACTGAAGTTTGATCTAACCATCCCACAGGCTAATTTGTCTGCTGATGGCACTTCAGTCAAGGTTTTGGACTATTTGGTGACTCAAAGTGCCTATGCTCGTGCTTTGATTGAGCGTGGTGAAGATGGTGGAACAAACTCTAATGAGGCTTATGCCTTGTTTAGAGGAATGCTCTCTGATGCTATTGCATTGGAGTCCACTCGTTACCCTGAAGACAACTTTGTGGCGGTCTAATGGCAGCACAACTCCAAAGTTACAGTCTCTCAGCACCAGGTTTTTCTGGTTTGAATACTGAAGAATCACCCCTTGATTTAGGTGTTGGTTTTGCTTTGGTTGCGACTAACTGCATCTTGGATCAGTATGGTCGTATTGGTGCTAGAAAAGGTTGGTCAAGAGTTAACCCCTCCTCTGGCAATCTAGGTGCTAATGATGTGGGTGTTATCCATGAATTAGTGCAAAACGATGGCACTTTGACTGTCCTGTTTGCTGGCAACAACAAGCTATTTAAACTTGGTACTGCTAATGCGGTGACTGAGTTGACCTATGGTGGTGGCGGTACTGCTCCTACTATTACTGCATCTAATTGGCAAACCGCATCTTTGAATGGGATTGCATACTTCTTCCAAACAGGTCACGATCCTCTGATCTATGACCCCGCTGTTAGCACAACAACATTTAGACGAGTCTCAGAGAAGTCAGGCTATGCAGGATCAGTTCCATCTGCAAACATTGCTATTTCCGCATTTGGTCGCCTATGGGTGGCTAATACATCTTCCGATAAAGTAACAGTTACCTTCTCTGATCTGATTGCAGGTCATGTATGGTCTGGTGGTACTTCAGGAAATTTAGATGTCTCCCGTGTATGGCCTAATGGTGCTGATGAAGTCATGGGCTTGGCAGCTCACAATGATTTCTTGTTTATCTTTGGTAAACGACAGATTCTTGTTTATGCAAATGCCTCTACTCCCGCTTCTCTACTTATATCAGACACAGTAGGCTCTATTGGATGTATAGCAAGGGATACGATTCAAAGCATTGGCTCTGACGTTGTTTTCTTGTCAGATTCAGGTGTTCGCTCATTGATGAGGACTATTCAAGAAAAGTCTGCACCTCTGAGAGACATCTCCAAAAATGTTCGTTTTGACCTAAATTCATCATTAGCGGGCGAAACATTGGCTAATTTGAAGTCTGTTTACTCAGAAAAAGAAGCCTTTTATCTGCTAGTTTTACCCGCTACATTCCAAGTTTATTGTTTTGATACCAAACAAAATCTTCCAGATGGCTCGTTCAGGGTGACGAAATGGGACTCTATTGCACCAACTGCTTTACGTTCTTTGCGTAATGGCGACTTGTACATTGGTAAGAATGGGTACATTGGTAAGTATGGAACTTATCTTGATGACACATCCACATATCGTTTTTTGTATTACACAAACAATGCTGACTTAGGAAACCCTAATCAGATTTCTATCCTGAAGAATATTACTGCTGTTGTTATTGGTGGTTCTAATCAGTTCTTAACAATCAAGTGGGGCTTTGACTATTCTGGTGCTTATCAATCAGAAAATGTTTATATTCCTACGCAAATAAGCTATGAGTATGGCATTGCTGAATACAACATTGCTGAATACACAAGTGGCGTTCCAATTAAGACTCTTTCTGCCAATGCTTCAGGTGCGGGTAAGATTGTCCAAACTGGTTATGAAACAACGATCAATAATGTTTCATTTTCTCTGCAAAAGATTGAAATTCAAGCCAAAGATGGCAAAATAGGTTAAGGAGAAATATCTTGTCTAATTATACAAAAAGTACCAATTTCGCTACCAAAGATAACTTATCGCCTGGCAATCCTTTAAAGATTGTCAAAGGTACTGAGATTGACACTGAATTTAACAACATTGCTACTGCTGTTGCAACTAAGACAGACAATGCTTCTGCCGCAATTACTGGCGGTACGATTACTGGTATCACTGATCTAGCGGTTGCTGATGGCGGTACTGGTGCTTCTACTGCGGCTGATGCTAGAACTAACTTAGGTTTAGGCACTATTGCCACACAAGCGGCCTCTAGCGTAGCAATTACAGGTGGTTCTGTAACAGGTATCACAGACATTACAGTAGCCGATGGTGGAACAGGTGCTTCAACAGCCGCCAATGCTCGTACTAACTTAGGTTTGGTCATCGGAACTGATGTGCTTGCACCTAACGGGTCTGCGGCAAGTTTGACTTCTTTTCCAACACTTAATCAAAACACAACAGGAAATGCGGCAACAGTCACTACTAATGCCAATCTAACGGGTGCTGTTACTTCTGTTGGCAATGCAACGTCTTTGGGATCATTTACTTCTGCTCAATTGCTTGGTGCTTTGACTGATGAAACAGGAACAGGATCAGCAGTATTTGCCACTTCACCAACTTTGGTAACTCCCATCTTAGGAACACCAACAAGCGCAACATTAACTAATGCAACAGGCTTACCTTTGTCTACAGGTGTTACAGGCAATCTGCCTGTTACTAATCTGAATAGCGGAACATCTGCTAGTGCTTCTACGTTTTGGCGTGGTGATGGTGTTTGGTCTACTCCAGTTGGTTCTGGTGATGTTAATGGCCCAGCATCTTCAACAGACAATGCAATCACAAGGTTTGACTCAACAACAGGCAAATTACTGCAAAACAGTTTAGTTACAGTTGCTGATGATGGTGCAATCACTGCCCCACAAGTTGGATCGGTGATTCCTTTCTATTATGCTAATCAAGCGGCTTTCCCATCTGCCTCTACTTATCATGGGGCATTGGCTCACAGTCATTCAGATGGAGCAATGTTCTTTGCTCATGCAGGTAGTTGGGTTAGATTGATAGACAGTGGTGGGCCACTTGGAACTCCATCTAGCGGTACTGCTACAAACCTTACAGGATTGCCAATTTCAACTGGTGTCTCAGGTTTGGGTACTGGTGTAGCTACATTTTTAGTTACTCCATCAAGTGCTAACTTGGCTGCTGCTTTGACAGATGAAACAGGTACTGGTTCTGCTGTATTTGCTACTTCACCTACTCTTGTTACACCTATTCTTGGAACACCTACAAGCGGTACTTTGACCAATGCAACTGGTTTGCCATTGTCCACAGGTGTTACTGGAACTTTGCCGATAGCTAATGGCGGTACAGGCTTAACAACAACCCCTGCTAATGGTGCTTTGGATATTGGTAATGGAACAGGCTTTACTCGCACAACATTGACTGCGGGAACAAACGTCACGATTACCAATGCTGCGGGTGCGATTACGATTGCTGCTTCTGGTGGTGGTGCTTCTGCCGCTACGCCTACTGCATTGGGTACTGTGTATGGCAAGCAAACGACAGTCGGTGGAACACCTTTCTTAACTGCTTATGGCTATAACGCTGGTGGCTCAACTACAGGAGTTAGAGTAACTGCTGTTGGTGTAGATGCGTTATATACAAACTCTACTGGCGCACGAAGTACTGCCCTAGGCAATCAAGCGGGTTACTCAAATAATGGTGATAATAATTTATTTGTTGGTGTTCAATCGGGTTTTACTAACACAACAGGAACTGGAAACTCTTTTGTAGGTGGGATGGATTCTGCTAATTGGCCTCCCGGTTACTACAACACAACTGGAAGTGACAATAGTGCATTTGGAGGTGGGGCATTAAGGTCAAACACCACAGGCGCATCTAACACAGCGATTGGAACTGATGCGCTGCAACTAAACACCACAGCATCTAACAACACTGCTGTGGGTCATCAGGCGGCTTATAGCAACACGACTGCCAACTCAATTACCGCTATCGGTAAAAACGCACTTTATACTAACACTACTGGTGCAAACAACACTGCTGTAGGTTTAGAGTCGGCATATTTAAACTCCACAGGAACTAATTTAGTAGCAGTTGGCACATACGCTCTATATGATAATACAACAGGTGTTAGAAACGTAGCAGTTGGCACAAGTTCGCTTGAGAACAACACCACAGCATCTGACAACACTGCTGTAGGTTATCAATCGCTTTTCACAAACACAACTGGAGGCGAAAATAGTGCGTTTGGTGTTACTGCCCTTAAATTTAATACAACTGGGGCTTTGAATTGCGCCTTCGGTGTAGAGTCACTTCTTTCAAACACAACCGCTAACAGTAATACTGCTTATGGTTATCAATCACTTCGTTCTAATACCACAGGCGCAAACTCAACTGGCCTAGGTTATCAGGCTGGATATGGCTTAACAACAGGGGGCAGTAATACTTATGTAGGTTCTCAAGCAAGAGAGTCAGGTGTGGCAGTACAAAGTGAGATTGTTGTTGGTGCAGGCATTACAGGTAAAGGCTCTAATACAGCGTTTATTGGTGGCTCTAGTGGAGCATATAACCAAGCAAATACAACAACATGGTCAACCACATCAGACCAACGCTTAAAGAAAAACATTGTTGACAACGACATTGGTTTAACTGCAATCAATTCAATTCGTGTTCGCAACTTTGAATATCGTGTTGCAAACGAAATTACAGAATTGCCAACGCATTGCGCTATTGAAAAAACTGGCGTTCAACTTGGCGTAATTGCACAAGAACTTCAAGCCGTTTTGCCTGAGTGCGTAAAAACTGAATCTACAGGCGTTTTGTCTGTAGATACCGATAACCTCACTTGGTACATGATAAATGCTATCAAGGAACTTAAAGCCGAGGTGGACAGCCTCAAATCTCAACTTCAAGGAAACTAATCATGGATAACCAAACCCCAGAACAAATTGCCAAGCACTACTCTGCTGCAATGGACTCAGTAAACCTAATCAATGGTGGCAAGCCAGCTAACATGACTGATGCTGATTGGGCTGACTGCCTATCACGCAACAAAGAACATTTAAAAATCATGTTGGCTAAAGACTATTGGACAACTGAAGACCTTGCACCATTGCAAGCTGCCTCCGAATAAAAGGAAAATATCATGGCCGTAACGAATCAGCAAATTATAGATTTCTTGCTTACTAATCCAGGCATGAGTGATGCCGATATCGTCAAGGCTATGGAAACGTATGGAGTCTCTCCTGCTCAAATGGCTAGTGCTGTTGGGTTGGATGAGGGTGCGGTTGCGGCTCGTGCAGCAGCTACTGTACCTTATGGGCAAACAGTAACCCTTGGCGACACCATTGTTCAACCTGTTTATCAAGTAACTGGATCAGGTGACAGCGAACAAATTGGTGGTTTAGAGAATGTTTTGACTTACAGAGTTGGAGAAAATCAGGCAGGTGGTGGTTATAACCAATACACACCTACTGGTGAGCTAGAGCGTCAAGGCACTCAACAGAGGGTTGAGAGTGGTTTTGGTGAGTTTTTAGCAGGTGCTGGTTTACTTTTTGGTGGTGCTGCATTAGCAGGTCTTGGTGGTGGTGCAGGTGCGGCTACTGTTGGCTCAACTGGCTTAACAATGGCTGAGTTAGCTCAACTTGACCTTGCTCTTGGTGGTGCGGGTGGTACTGCGGGAGCAACTGCTCTTGCTAACTCTTTAACTACTGGTGCTTTAACAAGTACATTGACAAACCTAACAGGTGGTAGTGGAACAGGTACTCTTGGAGTTGGCTCATCATTAGGAACTGGTTTAACAACTGCTGGTGCTGGTGGTCTTGGTGGAACAACAGGAGCTACGGGTCTTAGTGGCTCTCTTGGTACTGGATTAACTACTGCGGGTACAGGTGGTCTTGGTGGCACTGGTGTCGTCTCAGGTTTAGGAACTGGCATTGGTACAGGTTTAATAACAGGTACAGGTGTTGGCACTGGTATTGGTACAACTCTGACAGGTGTTGGCACAGGCGTAGGAACAGGTATTTTAACGGGAGTTGGAACTGGTGTTGGCACAGGAGTAGGTACTGGAGTAGGTACTGGAGTAGGTACTGGAGTAGGTACTAGGGTTGGAACTGCGGTAACTACTGGTTTAGGCGGTTTAACTGCGGCTCAACTAGCTGCTTTATTCTCTGGTGGTCTGAATACTAGTGCTGGTCTTCTCCAACAACAAACATCTCGTGAAGCGGCTCAAAGAGCGCAAGCAATGATTGATGCTGAGACTGCTGCTGCTAAACAAGCGGCTATGTTCCGTCCAGTTGGAATGACTACTAGATTTGGTACTTCACAGTTCCAAACTGATCCTGTAACTGGTCAATTGATTAGCGCAGGTTACACACTAAGTCCTGAAGCTAAGAATGCTCAAGATCGTTTGGTAAGGTTGGCTGAGTCTGGATTACAACAAGCTGAAGGAGCGCAAGCAAAATTTGCTCCTTTGCAAACAGCAGCACAAAGTCTTTATGGATTAGGTCAAGGCTATTTAAATGCTCAAACTGATCCTCGTTTAGCACAAATTGCTTCTCAATATTTAGGTCAATCACCTGAAAGTCAGCGTTTAACAGCACTTGGCGGTGATTATTTAACGCAATCGCCAGAGAGCAAAATGCTTACTTCGCTTGGAAGTAGATACATTGCTCAATCTCCCGAACAAGTAGCTCAAAACTATCTTAATCAGCAGATGGCTTTGTTGCAACCAGGCAGAGAGTTAGAGTTGGCTACTTTGCAAAACAGACTACAACAACAAGGTCGTGGTGGTCTTTCTGTGGCTCAAGGTGGTACTTTAGGTGCTACCACTCCTGAACTACAGGCTTTGTATAACGCTCGTGCTACTCAAGAGGCTCAATTGGCGGCTAATGCTCAACAAGCGGGACAACAGCAAGTTCAATTTGGTGCGGGCTTAGTTGGTACGGGTCAGCAACTTGGGATACAAGGTCAGCAGTTTGGTGCAGGTTTAATTGGCACAGGTCAGCAACTTGGAATGGCGGGGCAACAGTTCGGCATGGATACCTTGGCTAGACAACAAGCCCTTGAACAACAAAGAATTGGCTTTGGTTCTGGACTATTAAGTCAAGGTTCGGGACTCTTGGGTCAATACTATGCGGGTCAACAAGCGGCTTATGCACCTTATACAACTGCTTTAGGGCAAGTGCAGAACTTAGAACAATTAGGACAACAACCTTTAACAATGGGTGCGGCTCTTGGTCAACAAGCAGCTCAAGCGGGTGCTAATGTTGGTCAATTAGGGCTTCGTGGTGCAGAACAAAGCGTTGCTTTAGCCACAGGTAGAGCCGCAACTACTAACCCCTATTCAACATTATTAGGCGGTTTGGGTTCTTCTCCTGCATTTGGTACTGCCGCTGGCAATGCTTTATATAGCTTATTTGGTTAAGGAATCATCATGGCAGAAAATATCGTAGCGGGTCTATTTGGACTAACACCAGATATGTATGGTGAGCAACAACGTAGAAGTGCTTTGCAAGAAGGTATTACGCTTGCTCAACTAGACCCTGCGGCTCGTGGTGCGGCAATGACCTATGCAGGTGCTAGAGGTCTTGGTACTGCTATTGGCGGTGCTTTTGGAATAGAAGACCCACAACTGAAAATGATTAGTGCTAGAAACACTATTGCCCAACAGATAGACCAGACTAACCCTGAGTCGATCCTAAAAGGTGCTCAGATGTTGGCACAGATGGGCGATCAACAAGGTGCTATGGCTTTGGCTCAATATGCTCGTCAAGCGCAAAGCGAGATGGCTCTTGTCCAACAAAGACGAGCAGCAGAACAAGTTTCTTTGGCTACTGCGGCTAAGACACAATTGTCTGTTAGACAAGAAGAAGAATTACGTTCTGAATTGTCTAAACTTGGCCCTGATGCAACTCAAGATCAAGTTATTGGTGTTCTAACTAAATATGGCCCACCAGAGAAAGTTTTGGCGGCTTTAACAGCAGCTCAAAGCAGAACAGAAGCCACACTAGCTAGAACTGCGGGATTAGAGGCGGCTAATCAAGCTAAGATTGAAGCGGCTAAAACTGCGGCTGATGCTGCGCTAGAAAGAGCTAAAGTTTTGGCTGATGCAAAGATTGAGGCGGCTGCTACAGCGGGTGCAACCGCTAAAGAAATTGCTCGAATGAGGATTGATTCTGCAAGAGATTTAAAAGAGTTTGCAAATTCTTTAAAAGGCCCGAAAGTTCTTGCTCCAAGTTTGCAAAAAGAAGAAGACAAAGAGCTTGAGTTGGTTGATTCATTAACTGCTCGTGAGACTTCATTAGCACCCGCTATTGCAACATTGACTCCCGATCCTAAGACTGGTAAACCACCTTTGGAACTTGGCCCCGTTAACAATCTACGCTATCAAGCACAGAATGCCGCAGGTAACTCTAGTGTTGAAAGCCGAAACTATGCTGCTTTGCAACGTGCTGTTCAAGAAGCTACCAACTTGAAGACAGATGCGGCTAAAGGTGTACAGACTGACAAAGACGTTTTGCGCTTTGCCAATGAACTTATTGCGGCTTTTGGTGGTAATGACACTAAAACTACATTGGAAGCTCTCAGTAACTTCTCTAAATCTACTGTAAAAGCTCGTGAAAATGCTCAGAAACGCATTGATAGCAGACGCAAGTCACAGGGTGTAGACCCTTACTACGGCCCTGCGGTTGGTACTCCACAAAACCCTATTAAACTGGACTAAAGGTAAGCATCATGGCGACTGTTTATGAATACAAAGGCGCATCCTATGAGCTACCTGATGGCTTATCAAATGAAGCCGCTTTAGCAAAGATTAAGGCTAGTTTGGGTGAGGTAGAAGGTCAGCCTTCTGCTCAACCTGTTGCACAACCTACGGCTGAAGCACCAAAAGAACAAGGTTTGGGTGATTTGCTTAGACGACAACTTGGTTTGGCTGGTCGTGCCGTTGTTACTGGTGTTTCTGCTCCTGCAAATATTGTTACTGATTTTTTAAGTGGCGCAGCTAATGTTGCCGCAAACATTGTTGGATCAGAAAAGCGTGTTCCTTATTTGTCTAAAGAACAAAGCAAAGGTTTAACACAACTTGGTGTTCCAGAACCTGAAACTGGTGCTGAACGGGCGGCTCAAGTTGGTATGCAAGCATTGACCTCAGCGGGTGGCATGGCTGCAATGGCTCCAAAATCTATCTTTGGTGCTGATTTGGCTCGTCAACTTCCTGCCGCAACTGTTGCTCCTATGGTTGCACAACCTGTAGCAGAGATAACCAAAGAAGTAACTGGTAGTGACTTAGCCGCAACAATAGCCGCCTTGGGCGTTTCTGGTGCTGTTGGAAAGTTTACAGGAGATGTTGCTGGTCGTATTGCGGCAGGTAAACAACCAACAACTACGATGGCTGATGTTCAGCAAAAGGCTACTCGTGCTTACACAAAAGTAAGTGAACAGGGCATTGAAATATCTGGTAGAAATGCCACAAGCCTTGTTGACAAAGTAAAAGCTCGTTTAGATGCTGTTGATTACATTCCAGAGAATGCCGCACCTGTTGCTAACATTTTGAATAAATACGAGAGCATCCTTCAGCGTGGAAACATTACTTTTGATAATGTTGAGCAAATGCGTAGATTGGCAAATAACCTAAAAAGCAATCCAGACAAGAACATTCGTAGATTAGCAAGTGAAATGGTTGACAGTATTGATGACCACGTTGCCACCTTGTCTCCCAAAGATGTGGTGTCTGGTTCTGGTGGAATTGATGTTGCTGTTAAAACAATCATGGAAGCACGTAAAGACTTTAGAAATGCAAGTCGTGCTTCTACCCTTGATAACATCTTAAATGTTGCAGAAACAAGGGCGTTAAATCCAAGCGCATCTGAGAGTGAGTTGATTCGCCAAGGATTTATTGGTCTTGCCTCTAACAAAAACAAGATGAGTTTGTTTAGCAAAGACGAGCAGAATGCTATTAAAGCTGTTGCAAAGGGAAGCACTTTAGACCCTCTGTTGACTTTAATGGCTAAATTCAATCCACAACGTAGTCAATTGATTACTGGTGGAGCAGTTGGCTTTGGTGTTGGAAGTCCTGAGACTTTAAAGTACTCCATTCCAATTGCTGCCGCAGGTTTTGGTGCAGATAAGTTGCAAGCATTGTTGCGTAGACAATCTGCTGAGAAAGCTATGAGTGGTTTGTTAACAGAAACCACACCTGGCCCTCAACCATCTTATTACACTCGTGGTCTGTTAAGCACCATGATGAACCCTCCACAGTAATGAAAGACGGGCTGTTTGCTATCTCAGTAGCAGCCCTCATTCTTTGTTTTGTAATCTTTTGTAGCTACATTATTGTTTGGGCGTACCCG